AATTTTACAATTGGCGCGCCGTCTATACCTACTATACGTGCTTCTGGCGGATCTGGCATATCTGATGCATAATCATTAACTTTTAATGCTCCTTGAGGTGCTATTACACCATCATTCATTTTATAATTTAAATTAGTACCGGCAACGATTGTATCTTTATTATTAAATGATATTGCACCTTCTGGTCCAAATAATGTTCTACTTCCATATCCGCCTTTTCCTCCACCTCTTGGTTTTGATACTGTATCATCTCCGTATATTACACCATCATTCATATAAGCCATACCTAATGCTACAGCTCCTGCTGCTGCTACTGCTCCTAATGCTGCTCCTACAAATGGTATAGCAGATAATGATGAAAAGGCTGTCATTGCAGCTTGTCCAATATAGGTCATCAATGTTCCAGCGGCTGCCATCTTAGCAGCTGCTTCTAGTCCGGCTTTAGCGGCCATATATGTATTTTGTAATAACATTACTGCAGCTTTACCTTTTTCAATAGCTAACGATGTAGTTTGATATCCTATAATTGCACCCATAACTCCTGCTACTGCAAACAATGCTGTTTTAGAATTTGATATATATTCTACTATACTTCCAAACGTTTTAGCTATAGCAGCAATTGGCTTGAATGCTATTCCAAGTATTGTACCCGCGGCTGATAATGCTGGTCCCAATGCTTCAAATACAAACATTAATTGATTTGCAACTGGAAGTAATGCTTTCATTAATACATTTTTTAATTTGTCGACTTGTTTTGCCATTTTATCTGCAGATGCTTGTTGGGCAAGTGCATTTTGTAATTCTACATCAGACATATCAGCTATTTGTGCTGCACTTAATCCTAGATTGTTCATTGCAGCTGCTTGATCTTCAGTTAAGTCTCCTAACTTAGATTGAATTGTCAATGATTTTTGTAATTCTTCAACTGACATTCCTGTTGCTTCTGCTAATTTTTTACGAGCTAAATAATCCATGTTATTGAAATCATGAATATCACCTACTTGGGATAATACCGCTTTTGTTGCTCCAGCAATATCACCTTCTAATGCTAACTGTCTTGCAAGATCTAAATTTATATTTTTTCCTGTTAATGCTTGTAGTTCAAATTGTGCTGCAATAGATTTTTCAAAATCTAATAAATGATCTGCAACACCGGCCATTGTATCTAAATTAACACCTAATTTTGCTGCTTGAATTGCTGCATCTTTTAATGCTTTAACATTACCTCCAAAAAACTTAGCAACCTTTTTTGAATTTTGAGCAATATCATCCATTACTGCACCAACATTGAGTCCAGCCTTTGTAGCTTCTGCAGCTAATTCTCTTTGCATCTCAACTGCCATGCCTGATTCCATTCCCATGGATTCAAATGCAACTTGAACCTGTCCTGCAGTCTTTGCACTATAACCAAACGCTTTACCCATTTCAGCTACATCTGCTGCTAATTGTGGACTTATACCAGCCATAGTTCCAAATTCATTAGCCATAACGGATACAACATCTAATGCATCTTGTGTTGTTGCTAACATCATGCCTTCTGCATTAACTGCTTCTTTTATTTGGATTGTTAGTAATTTTGCTTGTGTATGAGAAACTCCTAAATCTTCAGCTACCTTTTTAACAGATTCTTCAAAGGCTAGAAAGGCTACTACGGATGCAGCTATACCGGCTGCAAGAAATCCTCCAAACCCTTTAGCTAGTTTACCTAGACCTCCCATCACTTTACCGGTACCTTCTAATGATTCATATAATTTTTTTGCTTGTTTATTTAATACATTTTTAAATTTTGCTCCTAATTTATCAATGCCAAACATTTTTACAATGTAATCTCCGCCTGGTAATTTTTTTACAAAAGTTTCAACTGTTTTAACTAAATCATCAGCTTCATCATTTACGCCTTGATAAGCTTTTTTAATAGCCTGCATCTTTTTATCTTTTTGTTGTAACGTTTTAATAATTGCAGTTTGACCTGCAAGTTCGTCTGATAAAGCTTGTTGTCCTGCTTTTTGAGCTTGGTATTGAAGTTTACGTATTGAATCTAACTCTGACGCATATTGTTTAGCGGCCGAGGTTGCTCCTAAAATATCTTTTGCAGAATCTTGTAAGCCTTTACCTAGATCTTCAACTGATGATAAAGATGCCTCGACTTCTGCTTTGAATGCTTTTTGGTCTTTTGCGGACATTTTTTTGACCATGGCTATATACTTTCTTTATTATAAATACTTAAGTGCTCTCGCAAATGCAGGTTTTCTGCCATGTTTCTTTTCGTAATCTTCAATTTGTTTTAGAAGTTCTTTTGTTTGATATTTTATTCCATCTACCGCAGCTTTGAATTCAGGATCTGATTTTAATCCTTTGGTAGCTTTTTTTACTTTAGATGATGTAAGAATTTTTAAGAATCCTAAGCCAATAAACTCTTGAAGTATATTCATACTTTCATTGGTAGAATTAATTTCTTTTAATAATTTATTTTCAAACATGTTAACAGACATATGGATACCCTTTCATATAAATATTGTTAACGTCTAAATTTTGGGTTCTTTTTAGGGGACTTTGGAGCTGATTTAGATTTAGATCTGGCATCTTTCATTGCCTTTTCATGTTCTTTTTTCTGATCACTATGAATTGACTCTAAACGTTTAATATAAAATGTTCGAAGATATACAGGCATGTTATATACATCAGTGTATGAAAACCCACCTTTTCCGAAATAAACTAGATCAAATATTGATTCTTGTTTTAAAACTTTATATTTCGGCGTCAGGCCAAAAAAAGTCCAATCCGAAGGTAAATGTGACCGGAAAGGTATCTCCGGATTCTCCATCCGGTATATTAATTTTTAAATTGATATCCGGTGTTATTTGTTTTAGATATTGTCTTAATGATCTTGAATCTAATGCTAACATATGATTGTCGACAAATTGACGTATTTTATTATTATCCGAATCTCCGTCAATAGCTGTTATAACATATTTCAACATTGTTGTTATTGATGCATTCTTTTTAAGTTTAGCTAGACCTTTAAGTTCGGCATCAATTTTTCGTTGTTTACCATGAGTTAATAAAGATATAGTTACATGTCTTTTTGAATGAGGCAATTCAAATATAAATTCATTTCTACCATCAGTTATAAGATCCCAATTAATTTCCTTTTCACCTAATTTAGTTAAATCAACTGAATGTTCTACTGGCTCGCCTGTTTCTGGGTGATTTACTGTAATTGGATAATCTTTACCATATCCTAATATCCTAGCTGCTACCATAATTGCATTTTTATCACATAGTAATAATTCATGATATTGAATTGGTGATACAATCATTGACTTAAATAATTTATCTAATACTACTCCTTGTTTGATAAAAGATTGATTAGTTAAAATATCTTCTTCCTTTGCGGTCATATATTTCATTTCTACTGTACCTGACGCTAAAGGATGGTCTTTTGGATATAATTTACCTTTTGATGGCAACTCAATTATCTCAGTTGGAAAATCATGCACTATTTCTTCTTCTGCAGATTTTGAATTAAATTTTGCTGTTGCAATTGCTTTCAATTCTGCATCAGTCATAGGCTTTGGCTTAGTTGGATAATCGTCGTTAACTTGTTCAGTCATAATATATTCCCTTTAATAACTTTTTAATTTAATATAAATATGCTATAAGTGTAAAAAATCCCACCGTTAGGTAGGATTCTTTAATGCTTTGAAATATTTCAATTAGAATTGCAGTATTGCATAATCATATTTAATAGTCAATTCAATTTGAACTGGATCTTCCGTTGCCCAATCCATATCACCAAATGTTGCTGCTGATATAAATGCGCCTTTAAGTGTCCATTCTTCAACTTTATCACCTACAGGTCCTAATGTATTGAATGTAATATCCTTTTTATAAAAATCTGAATATCCATCTCTACCTGTAACAGATTCATGATGTAATCTAACCCATTCCATAACAGCTTGCGCTCCTGATGGTACAACTGGATCATATAATGTAACTGTTACATCTTGCCATCTTGTTTTTCCTTTCAACTTTCTTTCAACATTGATATGGTCAAGTATAACTTCACCTTGATCTAATGATGGTCTTGAAGCTGCCTTTACAAGATATGCTGGAATACCTTCTATGTACATAATAAACCTATTGGCCATCTTCGGCTCATACGCCGTATAAAATATTTCGGTTGGGTCAAGTAATTCTGCCATCTTTTTTGCTCCTTATTTAATATAAATATCTACTTTTTTACTTTTTATTCAGGAAAAGCAGCACCTGTTGGTAATATATTAAAGTCAATGATTATAAATTCAGCTGCTTTAGCAGGTTGAAGGAATATTTGACCTCTCATTTCATTTCTATCAATTACATCTGGTGTATTAGTTGTTTCATCCATTACCACTTTAAATGCAAATAATCCTTGTCTTTGTTGTACACTTTCAAAATATGGATTTACTATAGCTAAGAATCTATTTCTTGTTGCTGCAGTATTGTTTTCAAATATTAAGAATTTAGTTGTACTTGCAATAAATTTCTTAGCTGCAATTAATAATCTTCTAACATTTACTCTATCTAATGCAGATGCCTTTTTCTGTAATGTTTTTTGTCCAAATACTGTTACGCCGGCATTCGGGAAAGTTGCAATTGGATTAACATTACTTTCATATAATGTATCTCTATTAGCATGAGTCAATTTTCTTTCTGTTTGAACTGCAATATCAATTCCACCTCTATTTAAACCAGCTGGTGCAAACCATGGAGCAGCAACTCTATCATTAAATGCATATACACTAGGTATAACTGTTGATGATGGAACCCATACATTTCTTCCTAAATCATTATCTGGTATTTTTACCCATGGCCAATATACCGCTGCATAATTTGAATCTCTTGATTCGGCTTTTGCAGTTGCTTGCGTTATTGCCTGTCCATATTCTACTGGATCAATAATTAAGAAACAATCTGCTCTTGATTCACACATATCTAATGCTTCTGTTAATATTGTAGCTTGATCAGAATGATTATCAATCATACCTGGTAAAGATAATAAATTAATATCATATTCATCTTGGTTCTTTAATAATCTAATTGCATCAATATAAGCATTTTTACCTTCTGCTGCAGTAGCTACATTAAATCCTTGTGAATTATTATTAGATATGTCTTCATAGAATGCTCTTGGATGAGCAACAAATCCATCTGAACCTCCACCAAATGATCCAGAAGAAGCTTGAGGTAATGAACCTGATAAATTTCCATCTCTTACATTTCCATTTTCATCTAAATAATTGTATGTTGTTTGATGTACAGTTACTCTAACATATTTAGATCGATTAGGGAATGAACCAGACAATTGAAGGAATGGATCTAACTCTCCTGAATCTCTTAATGTTTGNACTTGATCACCTACTACTCTTGCAATATAATTAGGAGAATTAGGATCTAATGTTACATTATTAAATTGTTCTACAATTGATTTTCTTTTAATTGTATCATCTCCTCTTCGAACTAATAAGTTAAAAGTACCTTTATTATTATTAACATTTAATACTTCCCATCTTATATTATTTATTGAACCAGAAGCTAATAAATTATTTGTTCCATGAGGACCATCACTATTTTGATCTTCACCATCTGTTAAAGTTGTAAATGTAAATGCATTAGCTGATGTTGTTACATTGATTCCACCAAATGTTCCTAATTCTAAATTATTTGCTCCACTATCACCAG